TATTCTTTTATCAGTCACCATAAATCTTCTGATATTAGTTCTGGTATCTTTCCAAATTCTCTTGCTTTATCCTTATCGTGTTTAATCCTCGCGCAAAGTTGTCCATTTTTAGAAGCAATAATATAAGCATCGTGACGATTTAGAAATTCATTTTTATGAGTTACAAATCCTTGTTCCAGTTCTTCAAAGTCATCAGGTTTAAAACCCATTTGCTTTAACTGATTGTATATATCACCATGTCTTACTCCGCATAAAACAACTTCATTATTATTAATTAGCATTTTACAAGCAGCAGCTATTATCATTATAATCTTCTCTCCTTAATAAAACAAGACATTTATTCCCAACACATCTTAAACCATTTAACAATAGTGCCTAATAAAGCATAGACAATCATAAACGGCAGGACTATTCCCCAAAACAAACCTAATATCTGCGCTGAATCAGTAATACCTATAAAGTTCTCATAACAAAGATAACCAAATATAAACGCTATAATAAAATATGTTATTACAATTAACGAAATAATCATAACTCTCCTCCTACGGTCGTAAGAACATACTTATTAATAAATCCTCTCAACCATTTTTCAAATCCGATTTCTACTGGCTCACTTGGATAAATGTGTTCTTTCCAAAGAGTGTTCTCGTCAGCAATATGTTCTCCCCACGGAAGGTATTTAGACATACGCCACACAAATCTACCAGATTCTTTGTCGTATTTAGCATAATAAAAATTGTCTGCTCGTAGACCTAAATAATAATCATCTTCGCTTTCGCAATAAAAGAACTTTAGAATATTTTCTTCTTCTCGTACATTCTCAACTGGCATATGACACACTTCATGAATTGCATCTGTCACTACTGCTCTCTGGTCTGGTCTTGCCATGTCATAAATTACTGATAACTTATTAAGCACATCTTCTCTTTTTATGTAGTCACTCATTTATATCCTTCTTTCCTGTATAAATATTGTGTGGACACCCAATGCACTTGTCCTCACCGTAGATACCATAACACGTTTCATCTTTGTTGCCATGCTTCATATAACAGTCGAGGCGTTCCATTATGCGCCTATTTTTATTGTTTTCTATTGCTTCTTTTTCTAATCTCATTTCATAAAAATAATTGGCATAAAACCCGACAACATACCCTATAATAAAACCAACAAAAAGCCCAGCGATAACATCTGTAAATACGTCCATTCTAATCACCTTTCTCTTGGCAATGTAAACCTTTCTCTAAAGTCCATTATGGCATTGCCTATTTTACAAGTAGGCAACTTATAACTGTATAACTGAATCATATTAAGCATATTATCAATCTTTTCTCTTATTTTCATTAACTCTCAGCCCTCACAACAATAACCTTCTTCCAGTAGGGTTCATACTTCTCGACTTCTTTATCAACCAGCTTTTCAAATTCTTCATCTGAAACACTATCGTCTACGTCTAAATGACATTGCAAATGTTCTCTCAAATCATCTCTATCATTAAAAACATATCCGTCACGATATGGAACATCGCAGTCAAGAATCTCACCTATATAAACTCTAACAGAAGCGGCATAGGTGTAAGAGTATTCTTCCCAAGGTAAGTCGTTCTCTACGAGTACACATATAGGTAGCTCAGGGTTCTCTATTATAAGTTTACGCAGCTCTGGTATATATTGTATAATACTCATTATGTTATCTCCTTATATTTTTCATAAAGATTATCTATCTTGTTATAAAGATATTCTATATTTTTATTGTCAATGTCCCTTAAAAGCATATTGAATAACTCTTTGTTTTCTGTAAACCAGCTTTGTATGGTTTTGAACAGACACATAGCATCCCATATCCATCTGTCTTTGGTTCTTTCTACTCCAATTGAATAAGCGATTGCATTACACATATCCTGTGTTGTTGCTTGTGAAATGCGACCTTCACGTTTGTATTGAGATATTAGTCTATACATAGAATCCTTGGTAACATATCCATCAATCTCGTCAATAGGAACTGGTTCACGATTCATAATCAAACTCCTTCCTTTTCTTTATCTATTAAATTCTGACCGTCATATATGTTACCTACAACTTTTAATTTTCGAGGGTAAAGAAAAAAGTATAAGAAATCTATCTTATTAATAGCTATTCGCCAAACCATAAAAGAAGAATGTTCTGGAAACCATTGGACAACTACATATTCACCTGTGTTAACATCTTGAAGAATATCATTCTCAAATATATAGTTTTCTTCACAATCAAGTTTGCCTGTCCACATTCCTATTGTCTTATAGTCAACTTCTATGCCTGTTACTCCGTCAGTGTTTCTCATTTCGGCAGGAAGTTTTGGAAAGCGTTCATCGTATGGCTTTGTTATAAGACCATATACCCAATCGCCGTTCTTATAGTCACTACGTCTGTTTGGAGAATAACCATATTTACAGTCACGGTTTATAGCTTTTGCTCTGAATAATATTTCGTCCATTGCTCTATAAAGATTACCTCTATTCATTTCTTGCTACCTCACACCTCGTCATAGAAGTCATCGTGATAAGTAGACTCGTCAAAATAATCTGGGGCTTCGCTGCAATCATACCAACAGTATTCGACAAGTCTAAAATCATCAGGATAACATCTTAGCTGATAGTCAAACAATTCATTAAACAACTTTTCGTATTTGCTATATTCAGATGTGGACAAAGTTCTTACTTTGCCCCAATCACCTTCTGCATCATTACTACAAGGTAAATTATAATCAATAAAAAATTTTTCTGTTGGAGCAATTTCAAATGGAGCTTTGAGTAAATCCTCTATGTCCCATCTGTCATCAACCTTTAAAAGTCTGCAAGCTAATTCTTCATCTATCTTAAATCTAACGGCTTTTCTGTGACAACACTCAGTCATTACCACGCCTCCTTCATTTTTAACTGTACCTTGCAATGGTCACATTCAAAGACATCTCCGTTTTTAATACCACGATTACATAGATTCCAAGAATAGTAGAAAGTACCACAGCAAGGGCATTTGTAAATAGATTCACAATCGTGTGAACTAAATCCTACATAAACCAAATCTTCACTCATTATTCGTCCTCCTTTGCGTAATAAGCAATTACAGTAAACACATTGTCTACGTCTATATAATATTCAAATCGTGGTTTGCTATTAATATCTAAAAAATCACCAATTGCATTAGTAGTTGCACCACAAAACTTAATGTGAGCATCAATATCCACACCACGTTCAATTAAATTGCGAATTGTCATATAATACTCCTATCTATTGCAGTACAATAATTAAGCAGAACTCTTTTATCTTCTTCTGGAATGTATTCGTCAATAATCATCATATCTGCCCTTTTGCCACGAGCATTAGGCTGATAATATTTCACTTCAAACACACTACCATTCTCAAACTCAACGCAAAAATAAGTGCTGTTAGTTAAGATTTTATAGTCGCAATCCTGAGTATCTTCAAGGAGATAAAGAATCTCTTTTGTAATATAAAGAATATCTGCAATAGGTCTTTTAGGGGCTATTACCATAATTACCTTTGCATCTGAACTTCCTATACAGTTTATAATCCCTGATAGTATACTTGCTTTATCATTAGTTGCTGTGATAAACATTAAGTCACCTCACTCCTTTTGAGCCATTTTCTCAAACCCTTATGCCACTTTCTACGCTCCATAAATTTAGCTTTATATATCGGCATAAAGAACTTGCGTATCTCACCATTGTCTTTGTTGAATATTGAATAGCCCCAATGAAACTCATATCTACCAAACGATTCTCGATAAGCACCATAGGCGTATTCAAACGAGTAGTTGCAATGTTTGCAATCAATATGCTCCTCGACTACACCAATTCCGTAATCAGAGTAGTGAGTGCAATCTATATCGTGAGTACCGCAAATTGGACAGCTTGTTATACTCATTTATTCTCGCTCCTTTATTCATTATATTCAAGACCAAACTCTCTCTCTGCATATCACTCCACTTTCTGATTTGTACTCTGTCTCCAATTTTAAATTTAACCATTATTAATCTCTCCCTTCGTATGCTTCTGCTTCAATATAATGTGTGTCTAAACAATCCTCGATAGTATTGACAACTATCTGTTCTGCTTCTGCTGCACTATCAGCTTGAACATCAACTTCAAGTGTAACACCAACGCTAAACTTAGCCATTATTTATCACCCTCCTTGCCATTGAATCTGCCTGTTCCATTTGCTTCTTAGCCCTTTCTGATTCTTCGCCATTTATCCACAACAAAGCATCATAAGCTGTACGGGTAAACGTCAAGTAAGTTAGGCTCTTACTATTAGCATTAACGAAACAGATTATAAATAAATGCGGTTCTTCTTCTTTGATAATGTATACGTTATTGTCTACTACAACTCTTATTTGCTTATCCTCAATCAGAACTTTCATCCACATTATTTATCACTCCATTCTAATAACTGCTTGTATCGCTTCTAACAACATCAGTCATATGACTATGACAATTAGGACAAGTGAAAGGAACACGAACTACAACACCCTTTCGCTCAACGTAACGACTATCAAGTGTACGACCACATACATCACAAATTACATCAGAACCGTCATCGTGCCACTTGCCACTCTTGGTTTTGTTAATTATCTTTTCAAGAAATTGCTTCATTTATAACTCCTTACAGTGCGGTTTCAACTTCGTATTCATATGCTGCCATATTAATAGTCTTATAAAACGCCAGCATAATATCAGAATAATTATATCCTCGGTCAGTTGCAGAACCAATAATATTAGTCACAAGCTCAACAAACTGAATGTGTTCCTCTTGGGTTAATACTTCATCCCACTTATCTGGATTGATTAACTGTTTCATATTTTTACCTCCTTATCTTATTATAAATGTAAAGATAAAATATATTGTCGATTACATTCCCACAAAATGCTAATACAAATAATAGTTTCAGGTCAAAATCAAATACTATCGCAGTACCAGCCCCAATCAGTGTAGCAACAGAATTAACTATACTTGAATTGTTATCGTATTGCTCACGCTCTTTCTCAGTAGGATTTACCTTTGCTCTAATTTTCGTACCGCCACAACACAAATTCTTTGTAATCACTGAAAAGATAATAATATTCAAAATAAAATAAAAACTCAAATCATTTCTTATTAGCACATCGGCAAAAAGAATTATGTCTGCTATAATTTCTGCATACAAGAACAATCTGTAATGCTCGAATAATCTATCGCCGTGTTTATTCCACAATCTACAAAAGATAATTGTGCCGAGGCAAGCAAGTATCTGTTCAATTCCTATGTATGAATGTGGAACTACCTTAATTGTCTCGGCATAAATGTAAGGATATGATACGGAATAAAATAAGGTGGATAGGAAATTAGCTAAGAGCGTTAGGTTAGATAGACGTTTATTCATTCTTCAGCAGATATTTATTGCTTACGACCTTCATACTCAGTTCTGCTCCAATAGTCTGACTATATACAGGCTCAGTAGGTCGAATAACAATACCCTCTTTTTTACCTCCATTGGGGTAATCACCATCTGCACGTTTAAGCAAAGATTCAACCGTAGGATATTTAGACGGAAGGTCTGTACCAATTTCTTCAATAGGAACACCAGCAAGCCCCAATTCGGAACATACTTCAAGCTGCCTTGTAAGACCAACACGTTTGCCATTCTCAATGATTGTAAACACATACCATTCAGGCTTCTTTAGCTTTAGGCGATTCTGCTGTATTCCTGCACCGCAAAACTCTCCCTGAATAACAAGTGTATCTAAACCTTCACGTTCCTTAAAGGCACTTATTATCTCTTTATAATTACGTTCATTAACAAAGTTATAAAAACTACTATTGCCATCATCCTTATATTCGTAATTATGCCCTGTTATATGAACACCGTTTTCATCTACGCTAATTGAATGTGAACTGCCATCCATTTTTGTGCTTATATAATATTCAATATTAGCAAACTCGTTGATTAAATCAGGCATAGCCTGTACTCTTGTTTCGTCTGTATGCGGAACTCCGTAAGGAAGTGTGCCAACAATTGTACCACCAGTTGTTACACGTTCTTCTATCTCCCATTTACGAACATCAAGAATCTCAGTAACATCTGTACCAAGTTCTATATTATTAGATATTTCAGTAAACTGATTAACTGGAAGGACAAGTCCCTGAGATATCTGACCTCTGAACTTCTGTGTTCTAAGCTTAAATCCTTCACCAAGAATCTCACTATTCTTGTAACTTGAATTTCTAAGAAACTCAAACTCAGGTCTTATAGGAAGAAAGCTATCTATTTCAAAATAGACCGCCAAATCCCCTACATTAAACTTGTCCTTATTGACTACACATTGCCAACCAAGAACATACGCCAGTTCAATTCTATCAGCACCTTCGATTGGTTCTATCTTCCATATTTTTTGTATACTTGCTAATTTTCTGCTCATTGTATTAATCTCTCCTTTTATCTTAATCCATTTACGGCTAACTTCTTCATGGGGGACTTGTCCCTTACTAACCTTGATACCATTTATGGCAATCTTCTGTCATTTTACCTATGCATACATAATGCATCAGGTCATTACAAATTGCATAGCCTACGGCATAGACTGTCATTTCGCCTATGCACACATTATGCATCAGCAAAAATGTTCAAATGCACACGTATGCAAATGCAAATTCCTGCTCAATAGTACTAATGTACTAAGTATCAACAGGCTAACCCCGTGTGACCCACGGTTTATATTCAATTTTATTATGCTATTTTCTGATGCGAATCCTCAGTGGTTTTCTGTTCGCTTAGCATTCGCACTCCTTCATCTCTAATATTCAGTGCTGCATTTACATCTCTATCATGATGATGTCCACACTCAGGACAAGTCCACTCTCTGACTGATAAATCTTTGGTTATCGGATTTATGCAACCACAGTTGTGACAAGTCTGTGAACTTGGGAAGAATTTGTCGATTTTTACAAGGTGCTTTCCTTCGTCTGCAAGCTTGTACGCCAACATTTGAGTAAACATTCCCCATCCGTTGTCTGCAACGCTCTTACCGAAATTCAAACTCTGCGACATACCTTTCATGTTCAAATCTTCAATGCACACACAGTCATACTCGTTTACAAGGCTTCTGGAACGCTTATGAAGGAAGTCTCTCCGCTGATTTGATACGTGCTCATGAAGCTTTGCAACCTTAATACGTTGCTTGTTTCGGTTGTTACTGCCTTTCTGCATCAGAGACAACTTTCGCTGTTCTCTTGCGAGCCTTTTCTCTGCTTGTCTGTAATATTTTGGATAAACAGGACAGTCACCATTGCTGTCAACATAAAGCTCATGCATTGAAAAGTCAAGTCCGATAGCGTTCTGCGGTTTAACTTCTTGTATTTGGCTTTCATACTCAAAAGTCAAACTGCAATAATACTTACCACTTATACTCTGTGATACAGTTGCCCTTTTAATCTTCCAGTCATCAGGGATAGTGCGATTGATTTTCGCTTTGACCTCTTTGACCTTTGGAAGTGTAACATAATTGCCTTTGATACGTATGCCACTTCCGTTCTGAGTACTAAAAGACAATTTTGAAGCACGTTTAGACTTGAATTTCGGGAAACCTTTCTTATCACGGAAGAAGTTTTTGTATGCTGTATCAAGTTGCTTACACGCCATATTCAGTGTGACCGCAGGTACTTCATTAAGCCACTCATATTCAGGCTGCTTCTTTAACTGTGTCAGCTCTGCGGTCGTGTCATAATAGGTCATTGACTTTTCTTCTTCTTTGTACAGTTTGATACGTCTGTCAAGGAAATAATTGTACACAAACCGACAACTACCAAAGGTTTTGGCAAATAATATCTTTTGTTCTTCATTAGGATATAGCCTAAATTTATACGCTTTATTTGCCACCAGATTCACCTTCAACCTCCTTCAAAGAATTAAGCCAATCAGCACATTTCTGTGCGATTTCCCTTGAACTAAAATAAACTATATTCCTGTCACATATACTATCCCAGTCATAAGTATACTCACTATCTTCTGAATCATAATATACATAGTAGGCACAATTATCATAATCACCTGAGAAAACAGGCTTATAATCTAAATCATAGCAATACTTAAAAGCCAGCAGCTTATCATTAAAGTCTTTCAGTTTCTTTGCCT